CAATACGGTGGGCAATATGGTTTTTAGATATGGTAAGTTATCAATAAAAACAACAAAACGCCCTCGGCATAGGTGACCGAGGGCGTTTCATAATGCGCTGTGTACCGGGAATAGAATACCCATGACACAATTGTATTTTAACTTTTACATTCCGTTATGTCAATATTTATTTTATATTACTTGAATTGATATATGCTACTCTGCCGGTCTTTATTACCTTAACTTTATCAATGCTTGCGCTGATATGCTTTTTGACGATTATTTCAGTTTTCGGCAGATACTCATATTTAATTCCTGTAAGGTTTTTATTTTTATACAAATATGTTTTGCCTTTTAATCTGTAATGCTTGCCGACGGTTGTTTTGTATGTAACCTTTTTCGGCTTGTCGGCAACTACCTTGGTTGATGAAAGATAAGTAGTACTTACCCAACCTTTAGCCGGAGATGAAATGTAAGACCAAGAGCCGCTGACTTTGGTAACAGTAACCTTTGTGCCTTTTTTGAGCCGAGTTAATACCTTTGATGATTTATTAGCTTTTGCTCTGACATTGAGCGACTGTGACTGAGTAGCAACATACTTGGTAATATTCTTCTTTGCTTTTGATTTTTTCTTTTTATAGTCATTTGAAAACACCCAGTAATTAACTGTGTTGCCGTACTTTTTAAAATTTTTCTCACTCACAAAAACGGTATTGCCGCTAAGCTTAGCACCTGCTGCGCTTCTGCTCGGTGTGTTAAATTTGCCAATATAAGAATAAGGGTCATAAACGGAAATAGTGCCGCCGTTGTAGCCAACAAGCACAATGTAGTGGCCGGATGTAGTGAATAAACCGTAATTACAGGATGCAACAATAAAGTAATCAGATATGCCGTCCTTGTTCTTGTCAGTTTTCAAGTAGCTTAAAGCCTTATCAATATTAGAGGTCGTCGCATATTCCTTAAAATTAAAATAGTCGGCCACAAAAGACCAAGCCGACCACGCAGTACCGTTTGACTTAGTTCTATAACCGTTATCAACAAAAAGCTTTGCCATTGTTGCAGGCAAAATAGCACCTTTTGAAGAGCTTACAACCATTGCCGCCGAAGTCGGACCGCAACCACTTGATTTAATCGTTTGCGTTTTGTTGTTTGAGCTTGTATAAGGTTTTTTCGCCCACCTGCTGTCAGCCTGATTATAATATGTAAGACCGGTACAAGCACCGAGAAGTGCTTTACCTTTGCCGGTATTAGTTCCGTCGTATGAAATATCCTCTTGTTCAACAACAGCATCCTGTTCAATTAAGCTTTCATCAACGACAGCGTTTTCGTCTTTTGGCTTTGCAATAATTGTTTCGTCAGTGCCGACATCAACACCGTTTTCAACTTCGTCTTTAGTTTTCTCTGCTTCTGTCTTAACATCAGCAGAAATGGTAACTTTGGGTTCGGTTGTTTGCTCAACGGTAGTCGTTTCTGTCGGTTTTGTTGTGCTTTCGATATTTGAATTATTACAACCGCAAAAGATTGTAATAACCAAGAGTAATGACATAATCACTGACATTATTGCTTTATTTTTTTTCATTACCTTTCACCTCTTTCTCAATTTCTAAAAATGATTTGATTGCGTTTTTTACAGATTCAAACACTCTTTTAAAAAGCTTGTCATATCCGTACATAGCGCCATAAGCAATAAAGAACGAGCCTACAATTGCGCCGACAATTATATACCAAACGAGTTTGAATGGCACAATTTGGCTTGCCGCAATGACTGTAACAATCGTTAAGAATAGTGAAACACCGAATACAATCAAGTTGTAAACGATATTTTCCTTATCCTTAAATACGGATTTGATAATTTCAGTGATAATTTGTACTGCTAAAATAAGTAATGCAATAACGATTAAAGATATACATAATGTTTTCATTTTTTTACCTCCTCTGCCGTTTCAGGCAGTTGCATAGTTTCGTTATATATTTTAGTAATCGTGCCGTTGCCACCAAGCGAATGATAAGCAGCATAAGCCTTTGTTAAGGCATCTTTAGCATAAATGGGGCAATATTGCCTTTGAGTGTATTTGTCGTGCTGTCTTATAATTTCTGCACGAAGTAAAGAAAGCATACCCTCTTTAATTGCCGTATCTTTCTTGTGTACGCCTTTCACATATACAATAACGCCGCTTATTACTGCCGCTGTCAGTGATGATATAACTGTTGAAATAATAGTTGTCATTGCTTCTCTGTCACCTCGCTTTGCTCAGCTGTTTGTTGAGTGCCAACAGCTTTTTCCAGCGCTGTTACTTTCGCCCATAAATCGTTAATATACGAAAATACATTTTCGGCGAAAGCTTTTAGTGTTTCATTGTTTTCGCCCTCATAATTATAAATGATATACGATTCGCTCAAATTGAGTTGCGCTGGAACAATTGTTAATTTTGAACTTGGGTAATGCCCATCCATATCAGAACTAACAAGCATAAGGCCATTATCCATACTAACAAACTCATAAATCGGATTCTTATTTTCATCTTTTTTGGTTGTTGATGCAAGTAACTTGTGCTTTCCTCTTGGAATGTTCAAGCTTTGAACTGTCAAATCATATAAGTTGTGGCCGAAGCTTATACAATTATCGTTACTGATTTCTGAGATGTCTGTCTGTTGATAACAGTTTCCGTCCACACGAACACTCAATTCAAATGTAGTAATATCAAAGAATGAGTTTTTAAAATATCCTTTTTGTGCTGCATTGTTTATTGTTAATTCATCGTAATTTTGTGAAATATCACCAATGTAAAGAACATCTGTGACATTTTTTTCCGTGTCGAAAAGGAGCTTGATAATATCACCTTTATTTACCTTTAGTGTAAAGGGCGTGAAGTCGGTCGTGCCCGGAAAGCCGATTAACATATCGCCACTTTCAGCAATATCGTATCTGCCTGAAGCAGTTATGGCTGTTAACATATCTGATTTTTTCAAAACAGTTGAACCGTTATTGAGCGAAAGTGTCGTTTTGGGTCTGTTAAAACTTAAACCGTTGTCAGCGTCAAAACTGCACTGACGGTTGTTGAGTGCAGAATTTACTGTCTTAAGTTCATTTTGTAATTCTTTTTCCGTAACTCCATAATATTCCGTCCAGTCGTCATTCGCCTCTTCGGGTATGTTATCTATGCAATAGCAACCGTAACCGTTTTGGATATTTACTGTGTTTTCCTTTAAGAATAGCAAGTTTCCCTTGTCAAGCTTAAACTTCTCGACGCCGTTATATGTAATGGATGTTTCGGCGATTGCTTCATATCCGCCGTCTGTAATCTCTGTAAGTTCAAGAACCCCTGAGCACGGTGTTCTTGGTAGATTTTGGAGTGCGGTGTAGTCGGTTGTGCCGGGAACTCCTTGGATTCCTTGTTCACCTTGAGGACCTTGTTCGCCTTTTTCACCTTTAAGCTCTCCGTTTTCAAGTTTTTGTGTAATTTCATCAGTAACATCATTTGCTTTATCAGTTGCTTCCTGTGCTTTCAGAGTAGCTTCGGTTAACGCTGAATATTCATTAGTCGAAACAAGATGTTCTTCATTGGAAAGTACTCCATACACTTCAATACTAAATCTCGGCGAAGTAAGTAATTGAGAGCCGGATGAATTCTCACTGTAAATCCTTAATTCACAATTAACAGTGCCTTCCGCACTAATGCACTGCTTTGTCGGCTCAAAAATTACTAATCCGCTTTCTATTTTGCAATTAGAATATATAATATTTTCATCCGGCTTTTTGGCATATACAGTTACAATCATATTTTCATCAAGATTAAAAGTTTTTCCGCCGTCAGTTAAAGAAATCACTATTTTTCGTGAGTTCACATCATTTTTCTTGATGTCAACGGACCACTGAACTCCGTTTTTTTGTAAATCAAGCGATTTTCGATAACATTGCTTATTCATATAATCACCTCTTGACCTAATTATACAAAAAGAACGAGGGTGTTCGTCACACCCTCGTTTTAGTTATTTAAGCCAATATTTTTTGATATATGAAATGACATCCGTTCTGCTTCCGTAAACTCCTGTTTTCGTCATTATTGTAATGATTTTTGCTTTTTCGTCTGCGTTACCTTTGATATATTTTTCTTTATACATATTAGTAATAGAAGTTCTTATACCAAATACTGCGTTATCCTGCGTCATTCCGTTTTTCATTTTGGCTTTTATTCTGCCATTCACATATTTTTTTATAGTGCTTGTATCATTTGATTTAAACGCTTCAACCATAGCTTCTGTATTGTAAGACGAAGCTTCCCAATTTGTAAAATCTTCATCGTCAAAATAGCCTGTTGATTTAAGTTTAGTTTTAATTTGACTGCGCTTTGAATTATCAGAAGATAAATATTCTTCTTTAAAAGCACTTGAAAGTGATGATTTAATACTTTTTTCAGCCTCGCTTCTTGATTTACCGTTATTCATATCAGTTTGTATATTTCCGTTAATAACAGTATCAATTGTACTTTTTTCACCGCTGTTTATAGCATTAACTAAATCTTGCTTATTATATAGCTTGCTTTCGTTGTCACTGCTTTCTTTACTCAAATCAACTTTATCAATCGCGGATTTTATTGTGTTTTTATCAATTCCGCTTGATATAAGCGTTTCAAGCGCTTCCTTATATTTTTTATCTTCGCCCTCTGCTTTATATCCTGCTGCTTTTTCTATTTCAGAAGAATACGATTTTATGGCTTTATATGAAAGCTCATAATTAAATCCGTCATCTTCAAGTTCCTTGGCAGTACTTATTGCTTTGGATATATCATTGTTTAAATATGCAAGGCCGGCTTCGGCAACACGCTTGTCGTTTTCTATCAAGCCCTTCTTGATATAATTATCGGGATTAGAAACATTATCCGCAAGGCGCTTATACATTTCCTTGTCACCGTTTTCAATTGCTTCATATATCATTTGTTGCTTGTCTTTTTCAGGGAATAAGTCAAGGCCAAATATAGCAAGCACATCATCAGTAACCAACGATTCTTTGATACCGTCCATAGTAGCCGATTTGAGAGCTGATTTATTTACCTTAAGGCCTATTGTTATTCCCTTATGTACCATATTATAAACACTTCGAACATCTCTCGCAACATTTTCAATAGGCCACCCAATAAATGCGCCAAGTGCACCCGCAATATTCTGCACCTTTTTCCATGGTGTTAAGTTATTGCTCCAAAGATTTTTTACCGCACTAACCAAATCGCTTACACTATCCATATCGGCTCTTGTAACATCATAACCTTTAAAAATATTTGCGACATCCTTAACAAATGCAATTTGATTAACCGGATTTGCATTATCAATAAAGTTTGGAATAAGTTCGGCTAAATAGGTTTCAAAATATGTCTTGTCGTCATCGTCGTTTCTTGCAGCAGTCACTATTGACTGTAACAACGAGTTTATAACGCTGGCAATTACAAGCGAAGCAATAATTGTTGTAGCTTGCTTCTTGCTAAACTTTCCGCGCTTTGCCTGAACGGTTGCATTTACAAGCATATTAAGGGAAGTAGTCGGCTCTGCCATAAATGCCGTTGCCATTTTTACCGCTCCGTTTTTTGAACGCATAAGGGCAGAACGAGAAAATACCGAATCATATACCTGTGTTTTTGTTATAACCTCGGTAAATCGTTCCCCTGCTTTTTGCAAGCTTTCTTCAGTTGATAAATCAGGAAACTTGTCCTTTGTTTCCGCCTTGCATGCATTCCATATGTGCGCCCAGGTTATTTCATCAGCTTTTGAAGCAAAGTAACCCATTGCTTCATCACGAAATGCACCGTCTTTAAAAAATGCAGGAACTTTTTCCAAGCCCTTATAATCAGCATTGTTAAGATAGTCAACTGTGCTTTGTGCCATATTGGTATCGAAGTATCCCATTTCCTTAATAATGGCAACCGGTGCATATTTTTTTATTTCATCATAACTGCGCTTCGTAAATGTTGTTTTAGCAAAATACTTTGCGTCAATGATTGATAATGCTCTGCCTATTGCCGACGGTTGCTGAATTGCAACGGAAGCCGAAGCGAAAACAGCATTTTTCTTGAATAAGCTCGTAAGCTTATCAACTATGTCTGAACCGGGTTCGCGAATTACACCGCCGTTTATATCTTCAATTAACTTTGATATATACGATATTGCTTCATTTCCGTAATTCTTTTTGATTTTTTCTTTAATTGAAGTTAAATTGTTTGAACCGTCAATATCAGAATAGTTATATACTTTATCAAAATTTTCAAGCGGTAATGTAAAAGCGTGATATTTCGTCATATCATCAATGTGTGTTGCCCAAACACTATCAAATCCGTCAAGAATAAGAGCCTGCTCTGCACCTTCCACCGTTGCGTTAGTCATTCCTGAATTCTTTATCTTTTTAGAGCCTTTAATCATTGAGCTTTTTTCAGGAAGTGAATCGCCGTCAACTTTCATCGGAAAATAATTTTGCTCTTTAAATAACTCAACATCATAAAGCTGGCGCGTTACTTCATTGCCTTTTTCCGCCATTTCAGTTGAAAGATAATTAACCATATCCCTAACATATGCTTTTTGTTCTTCCGTGAGCAGATTAGTCAAGTATTGCAAGTCCTGCTTGCTTAATTTATGTGTTGAGTATTCATTGCTTTTCTTTTTATTCTTGGTGTCGGCAAATTTAATGCCACCGTGCAAAATATGATTTTTCGCTTGTTCTCTTCGGCTTAAAGCATACAATGCCATTAAATCTTCCAAATCAAATTTAAGTTTTTCGCCTAACGAAGCTTCATACTCCGTGATTTTTCCAAAATCCCAATTCTTCCAATTATACTTTTCTCGAATATCATCAGCATAATTTTTGCTGTCGCTGATAGTTACCGCCCATGTATCTTCACCTTTTCTGACATCACGGTAAAGTTTAAGCAACTCATCACTGCCAAGATATTCAAAAAAGTATTCCGGCTTCATTGAATTATATCCAAGAGATTGCAAGTATTTGTTTTTAATTTGTTTTACAGATATATTTTCGATTTCGCTGTTGACCTTGGCTGCGGATTTTTCTATCGTCTTGTTTCTTTCGTAACCAAAAAGCTTATTTGCTTTGCCGATAGTATTAAGTGTCATTGATACAACATCATCAAGCTTTGAAAGCTCTCTTGAATTTAACATTGCTACGGTTTTATTTCCAATAGAATTTTCTAAAGCCGCTAAATCTTTCATTAACCAATCATTGTATAAATCGGTAATATAGTTATATGTATCGGTTTCGCCGGCACTCAGCTGAGTAAAACTATCATTAAGATTTTTTATTTTATCAAGAATCATATCATCAAACTTCGTATCCGTTGTAACGGTATAGACTAAATCTCTTACTGATTCAACCATATTATTAGGAATATGTTTAGTTTTTGTTTGCTTTGCGAGCGAAGCGATTCTTGATAAATTACGCTTAATTCTCTTTCTGTATTCTGCTTTAAGCTTTTCTTCTTTATAGTTTTGCCTGAATTCTGCTTTATATTGAATAGTGTCTCTATACAAATCAGACCTATATTGTTGATTTTTGTGAACTTGTTCTTTTCTAAATGCAGAAAATTCCTTTTTATGCTTTACTTTTTCCTCTGCAAGCTCCTTACGATATTTCGCAACTTGTTCAGCATATTTTGATTTAGCTTTTAAAAATCTCTTTTCGTTTTTATCCGCTTTTGTTTCAAGCAGCGGTGTTCGAAAATATGTTGAAAGAATATCATTTGCCAGGCTTTCCAAATATTCTTCTTTGCTGTAACCGTAATGATTTGCGATTGTTTTATCCCGGTAGGTATTAACCAAATCTAACAGAGCAATCGGCAAATCCTGCGAGTTATCACTCGGCATCAGATTACCAAACATTTCTTCCATTTCATTTGATAAATCATCAAGCAAAATTCCGTCATCGGTAATATTAAGCTTACCTCTTGCCGCATTTTTATATTTTCCGTAACTGCCGAAGTAATATGCAACTTCATTTTTTTGCTTTTCTGAAAGCTTTATTTTCGTATTTTTAAGATAATCAAGCATTTCCTGCTCACTTTCGGTAGGCTGGTATTTCTGCACTTTTTCATTATCAATAAGCTTTTCAGCAAGGTTATATGCTTCATTAAATAACTCCTGCGAACTGTCGGCTTTATACCAATTTTTCATAATTGCACCTACTTCAATACCGGTCATTCTTGTAGGTGTAAACTTGATTATCTTTCTGCCTGCTGCAACCAATGCATTTGTGCTTACTTCCCTGCCGTTAGTAAGTTCAAATTGGTGCTTTAAAATTTCATTAACTTCCTTAAGGTGCTTGTTTTCACGCTTAAGTTCTAAGTATTCGGAATAATCTACATCACGAGAAAATAATGCGCTTTCGCCTATATTTCCCTCTGGTCTACTATTATATCCATAGTGTTTAAGTACACTTTCTGGCAATATATCCGGGAAATAATTATTGACATAATCAAGTAAATTGGATATACTAATTGTAGAAGTAGTAAGAGCTGTACCGTTTACCGGTCGAAACTCTGGCTCGTCAAGAGCGGCTACTTCTTTTTTTGCGTTTACAGCATATAAAACATCAATTGATTGAACTTCATTTGTATGCTTATTTACAACAAAAGAAACTATATAAGGTTCATTATTATTGTTTTTAGCTATACCTATTAGTGCGTAGCTGTTTTCTATATATTCACTTCTTGGTATCAGTTCGTTAATTCTAATTGAATTTCCTAGTATATCACCAATATTCACAACAACAGGTGCATTTACACCAAGCCTTCTGTCAAGCGAATGTCTTATGGCTGACTTTGAAACAATAATATCAGTGTCAATATCATTTACATATATTACAGCATTTCCGTTTTCATTTACTCTTCCGATTTTTTTAGCATTGCTTATGGCTCTTTCAATTATATTTTTTCTACTAATTGAATTTGCTTTGTAATCAACGCTATCATCAATCCTTGTAATCTTCATATCCGGCTTTTTAATCAGTTCATCATATGAATAATCTACATCACGAGAAAATCTAACATCCTCGTTTTCGGTAGGTGTAAGATTATCGGCAAGTTTAATTTGATTTGAATTAAATGCTATATATTCTTCATCACCGTTATTTACTCCGTCATATCCAAGATTTTCAAGATACTCTCTTGCTTTAACACCTGCGTTATTTTGGTCTTGAAATTTGCGCAGTGCCATATATCCCATTCGTTCACTTGCCGGGTTCGTAATATTGATATAATAAGCGTTGACATTACTGCCATAGCCTTTAGCATCAATTTCCCAAGGGCTGAAAAACATTCCCTGAATATCCATATTTGACCTGCCTTTTGGTTTATCAAAAACAGTAAAGTTTTCGGTTGTACCGTGGTATACTTTTAACAAATTGCCGTCTTCGTCACGAACCTTTGATTTTTTGAAATACTCCGCCTGCTGCTGTGTAAGTTTATTTCCGTCGCTATCAATATCAAGTGAAAATTTTGTTTCATTATTATTGACATTTGAAGCATTATTTGATATATTATCTGTACGAGACAGTTCGTTGCTATTTAAACCTCTGGATATTTTATCCTTTGCGTTCAGTGCGACTGTCTCGTTTTTATTTTGCAAAGTCATATTATGAATATAAAACTTATTTTCAACAGGAGTTTTCTTTATTTTTATTTCCACATTATAATTTTCACCGTCAACTATTGCAGGATGACTAAGCACTAAAAATGGACTACCCTTTTTTGAGTGGTAGTTTTTTTCATTTTCATTAACTACCTCTGCATACCTAATCATATCAGGCAAGCTGTCAACAACAGCTATTTTTGCAGTTTTAATTTTACGCGGTAATGAAAAAAATCTTTTGCCCGATGATAAAGTTTCCCTAATTCCGTCTTTTGTTATTGAAACTACAATATCCGTATCAGCATTTACAATAATATTTTTATTGTTTTGATTGAAAAAGTTATCGTTATCAAGAGTTGATATAACTCTTTTTTGAATATTAACAAAATCATTAAGGGTTCTTGCTGTATTTGGTATACCATACTTGTCTAATTTTTCATTAGAGTTAATATCAACATCAGCAAATTTACCGAGTGTCACGGAATTTTTAGTATTTTCCTCAACTTCGGTACCGCTATGAAGGTTTTCACTTGCATTATCAAGCATATCAAGAAACTGCTTACGGATGTTTTCGGCTCTTTTTTGCTCCATTCCCATAGCGTTCCTTGCAGCCGTCTGCAAATTAGAAGTAGCAATCACATTTTTAATTTTTTCTATAACAGATTTAAGAAAATCAGTGATTGTTTCAATAATGCTTTTCTTTTCAGGCTCGGTTTTATTCTCATCAAGCCATTTTGCGAAATCTTCTATTCCTTCATCAGTTGAAAAAAGGCCTGATACAGCGTCGTTGGTAAGCTCGTCTATTGCCTCTGCTCTTGTCTTTGACCCCTCAGCCTTAGTATATGTATCAATATATGCGTCAACAAGGGCATTAAAATTTTCAGCACCCCTAAAATCAACATACCAATCACGAATTGCACTTTGAATTTTTTTATATTCTTTTTCATTATAAGCAAGTCCAAATTCGCCAAGTTCGTGAATAAGCGCATTATACTCACCGCTTCCGTCTGCATTTATAATAATTTTAGCAAGTGACGGTATAAACTGTCCGTTTCCGGCTTTTTTTCCGTCTGAATGTCGCTCAATATCAACTCTTGTTTTCTTTGCAACTTTTATAAATACATCATCAATAGTGCTGTCGCTGTTTGATATATTTTTGTATTCACCTTCAATGTGCCTTTCGGTTTTTGCAGGTGATTTTTTATTATCTCTCAAGCTTTCAACATACTTATCATAATTCAAAGTATCTGTTTGCCCTGCACGGTAAATGTTAATTGCGCTATCACCAAGAAGCTTTATTGATGAGTTGAAAACAGGATTTTTCTTTACGAATTCAGCAAAAGGCACATCAGGTTTAGCAACACCCAAATCATATATTAGTTTTGCCTGCGAAACATAAGTTCTAATATCACCGTTAAAATTTTTAGGTTCATTTTTGCTTAAATTAAGATAAACAGCATTTGCCCCGGCATCACCGAAGTTTGCACTTGCTATTTCATTCACAAGAAGCTTTTGTAAATTATTCTCAATCGAAATATCATTGTAGCTTATTTTTCCGGCTGATGTTCTTAATTTCAATTCAGCACTGTCACGGTTTATTTCAAATGGATGTTTACCGTCAATTCTTACATTTGCCTGCTGTCCGTCTTCAAAAGTCACCGTTGCATTAACATTGTATCTTGGATTGTCGCTTTGGTATTCTGCTGTAAGCACTTCTTTAGGCGTTTTAACATCATCTGTTACACTTTGTGCATTTTCTTCAAAAGCTTCATTTTGAGCGTTTTCGGCTCTTTGCTGATATTTATTATATCCGTCATAAGTAAAGCTGTAATCGGTATATCCGCTCTTTAGTTTTGTTGATAAATCTGCAAGCGATGAAACGCTTATATTTTCCCTCGTGAAATCCGAACCGAACTGTTCATTGATTGCATTGATTGCCTTGTCGCTGTCAGCTATTGATTTGGCGTCATATTTAGTAAGGTCAAATCCGTTAACCATTTTATTTATAACTTTGTTAATTCTGCTTTCGTTTTCTTCGCCTTTTACAGCATTTGCAATATTTTCCTTAAAGCCTTCTTTCGCTATCTCTGTTTGAAGCTGGCCAAGTCTTTTAGCATTAAGCTTGCTATAATCAATTTCGCTGTCATTTATCGAATCCCCGGCAAGAACATCAACATTATTATAAGCATTACTGTTTTTATACTTTTTAGCTTTGCTTTGTAATTCTTCGGCATATTTATATGCCTTGCTTTTTTTGTCTTTGGAAAGCCCGGTATCAATAAGTGATTTTATTTCATCTGAATTTTGCTTTTTTACTTCATCGCCGAGTTCCCTTGCATTTACATCATTAAATGCATATTTGTTGATTGCAGTTCCGACACTTCCGACAACTGCACCTGAAAGTGCGCCACCGAGGAACGATTCGCCTACTTGCATTCCGAAATCTTTTGCAACCGTACTTTTAGCCTGCTGCTTTGTTGCACCCTCTGAAATATAATTATTATATTTTTGCGATAATTCAGACATATCACCGTTTATAATTTGGTCGGTTATTGCGTTAGAAATATCTGTAAATGCTTCTTCAGAACCCTCCGTAAATGATTGCTTAAGGGCATCAGTCACAGCATTAAATACACCTGTTCTGCCCGTTGCTTGCAATTTCTTAAATTTATCAAGTGAAATTTTTTCAAAAAGTGATTCTGCAATGCCTGCCGCAGTAGCAGTATATAAAGCCTTGTCTGCGCTTAACCCGCGTTCTGTTGCTTCAACCGCAGTATTCGCAGCTGCACCGCAACTCATTATTCCAAGGGTAACCGGTTCGGGCAAATACGCTATTGAAAGCATATCGGCAACACTTAATCCGGTTTGGTCTAAAAATGATACTACTTTGCCGGCAGTATCACTACCGCTTTTCTTTTTCACATAATTATATAAATTTTTCGTGTTTTCTTCTTGCACTGCATTTCTAAAATTCGTTGCAATAAATCCTGAAGTATTGGTGTCCATAGGCCTGTATTCGTCTGATACAGCATTTTCCACACCTTGCTGAATCATATCGGGAACAGCCGCAACTTGCCCTATTTGTGCAGCTACATATGCACCTCTTGAAAGAACCGGGTGTTTATCGGCAAATTCTTTAGCCGAATCCGTTATTTTTTTCGTTTCCTGCTTATTCATATTCGAAGAATATGTATCAATCAGGCTTTCGGCATCATATCCACGCTTTTTAATTTCTTTAACAGCAGATTTATATGATTTATCGTACATTGTGTAATTTTCGGCTGAAACATTATCACCGAACGCCACCTGTCCGCTTTGCTTGGAACGATTATATTCTTTAAGGGAAATATCGGCTTTTAGTTTGCTTTGATACGCCAAATCAACAAGTTTGCTTATTTCGTTGTTTTTCAAAATCTTATTATTTTTATCTTGCTTCTCATAATAAGCTGATTCTTTAAGATATTGCATTTGAGAATTTTTGCTTTTTCTCTGCATATCGGCAGATTCAACCTTATGCTCTGAAGAAGTTGTATCTTCGCCCGAAAGCTTATCGGTCACATATTCCATTCGTGAAAGAATACTGTTTTTCTTTTGTCCTACACCGTTGATTCTTTCATATTCTTCTTTAAGCTTGTCATATGCTGTTCTTTTTTCCTCTTTGCTTTTTTGCGCAGATTGAAAATTCTTTTTAGCCTGCGAACTTGAAACGCTGTCAAAAGGGTTAATCATATTTAGCACTGATTTCAGCTGCTTGCCGGAGCTTTCGTTAATGCTTTTCTTTTGCTCTTTAGCGTACGCTTTGGTATTTCTTTTATAATCATCATAATAAAGCTTATATGTACCGGCTGATATATTATCTCGGTTTTTTGTTGCGCCCTCATACATTGATTTAGAATACTCATAATTATCCTTTTTCTGCTTTTCTTCATCACGCTTTTTAGCTTTTTTTCTCAACAATTCATAATCAATAGCCATAGTTTTCTCCTTACATAAGATTATAGTGGTCTAAAAGCCATTCTTCTTGTTCATCATTTATTATCTTTTTATCCTTTAAAGATTTAATCACATTTACCCTACCGTAATCAGTTGAGTTACTTCCGATTTGCTGTAACATACCGTTTGGAATTTTCAGCGTTTCCTGCTCTTTCTTCGCCTTTTCATCCAAATCTTTAGGAATTGAGGCAGTATTATCATTAGATTTGGTATCATCGGCAGTAGCAGTATATGAATAGGAATTTCCCTTACTGCTGCCACCTGACCGCCTACCGCTTGAACTTCTACCGCTGCTCTTCGGAGCAGTATATTTATACTGCTTATAAATACCGTCTGCTTGGTACTGAGTAATATTGCCTTTTTTCACCTGATTTTGAAGGT